TGATCAGCTGCCATGTTCTCCTGCGCATGTTCCTGATTCTGCGCTGCCATAGCCACATCGTGCGCCATCTCTTCATGCATTTGCCGTGTCGCCAGTTCATCCGCTGACGCCCGCGCCGCCGCCTGATTCTTGGCACCGATTTCCGCCACCGCCAACTTCACCGCCGCGTCCTGATCTGCTTTGTACTTCTCCAGAGCCAGTTTCGGAGCCTGCGTCTTGATTTCCATTTGCAGCGCCTGCACGGCCTGGATAAGTTGCTGATTCTGCGCCGCCATCTGTTGCATCTGCTGTGCCATCTGCTGCGGGTTGGAGTCGGAATCGTTCGGCGCAATGATATCCGCGATGCCTTCCATTTCCGGGTTACCCTGCCCAATCATCCGCACCAACTTTGCCGTAACTGCCGGATTCGCAAGGATGTTCGGGTTGATCTTGACCGCATCCAGCAACATCTGGAGTGCCTGGTCCTGACGGGTCTGGAAGTTCGGGCCAGCCACAACGCGACAAGAGTACTGGCCAAGCGCAATATTGTTCGCCTTCCCCTTCTTCCCCGTCTGCGGGTCGATTCCATCTTCCCCAAAAATCTGATTGATTCGCACTGTCTCATGCTGCGAATCGGGCCGCACAATCTGCACGACGCGCGGGCCGTCCAAAATTTTCGGGAAGATAATGCACATCTGCTGGTACATCACCTCAACATTCGACTCACTCCGCAGTTGCTCAATCGCCTTGCCTGACTGATCGCCCTTTTCACGCCCAAGCGAAGCATCGTAGATTGATGTCGTCGCCTTGATGTTGTCGCTGTACCACTGCCCCAACATCATCAGCCATTGAATCGGCGCTTCCCACATGTTGCGCTGCGGGGCTGGCGCAAGCGTCTGGCCGCCCGTCGTTTCGTCGGTGACGAAAACCGGAGTGTATTCCAAATACGCCCACATCTCCGAATTGGCCGATTCCCAGCGCTGATCTTCAAACGATCCCTTCGGCCCAATCCACGGCGCCTTGGGTAGCGCCCCGGTCAGTTCCGCCGCCGTGGTCGCAACATAGTTCAGCGCCCGCTGAGAATCCATCGCGCCCGCAATCAGGCTCAGCCGGTGAAGCCGTCCATCGATGTAGACCTCTGGGCCGAGTACCGGGAATATCGGGATCATATCCCCCAACCATTCCGTCTCGTCCAAAATCTCCAACGCATCCACTACGAACTTGGTGACCACGCGGCGCGGCACGATGCGGGTGTTTTCTTCTCCACCCTTCGGCACAATTCCATCTGGCCTTGTCTCGTCATCGAAGTAACTGATCCCGTTGGAGTACAGCCGCAACTTCGTCGGGTTCGTCTCTACCAGATAAAACTCAACAACGTAGAATGGACCCTTCCCCATGCCGGTCCATTCGTTGATTTCGGCCATGTTGCCGCCGATTCCAAGAGCGTCCTGAATCCAGCCCGCCGCAATCTGCACCCCCGCAGGTTCCAGCACCCGCCGCTTTCCGAACGTAGCCTCATACTGCTCCTTGGAGAGCATCCGAATCTTGCCAGCCCACGTTGCATCCCGCCGATCCAGCCTTCGGGACGCAGGATCGAAGAACACCATCGCAGGGTCTTCAATTGCGTCAATCCGCAACTGCTGCGCGAAACTGGTATCGGAAACGTACTCCGTCGCCAACTCCAGATAAGCGCAACCAGATGCCGCAACGTACTTGCCAGCCGTGCTATACGCGCTTACCGCGCTGCTGCGGTACTCCGTTTCCCGAATCAGGCCAGCAATGATATCCGGGTCTGCCGCATCTGCCACTTCCCCAACCGGCTTGACGCTCGGCCCCGGAGGATTCAGCCTGATATCGCCCTCGATCTGGTCAACAGGCGGCTTGCACTTGTTTATCGTGATCCATGGACGCCCTGAGTCGCGGCGCTTCTGAATCTCCGCATCCCGCCATTGCCCATCACCGCCCGCATAGAACTTGAGCCGCTCTGTCTCCTCCATCCGCGTCTGAATTCCGGCCTTTTTCCAGGCATCGTAACAGCGGCGGACGAACTGCGGGATATCTTTGCGGGCGATGGTCGGCATTATTCCTCTAAACTTTTAAAGATCAGGAATCCAGCCCATACCATTAAAGGTCCAGCAATGGAATAGGGGGCTGTTTCAATCACGGCTCGGAATGTAGTCGCATCTGGGTGCAACAATTGATATGCCGCTGGCATGGACGCCATTGGTATACCGAAAATTATCAACAACCACGAAACCTTAGTCATTTAGTTGAATTTTCGCACGTTCGGCACTGCTCCGTTAACGACAAGCGACGGATCGCCACCAGGCAGCACGATCAGGGACGCCTTTTCCTGATTATGCTCGAATATGATCGGTACGCCGTCCTCCGCATCTTCAGCGGCCACTACGTCAATCAGGTAGCTTTTAGCCTTCTCGTGCGAAATAAACAGCCGCGATTCCCGTTTGTTCGGATTAGGACCGAAAACTACCGTCTTGTCAGCGGCCTCCCCGATGAACATGCCGTCCTTCAGCCGCCACATCCCTGCATTCCGCCTGCTGGGCAACGTCATCACCAGATGAGTCGCTTCCAGTGGGATGTCTGCCCGAATCCCCGCGTATTGCGCCGCAATGTCGATTGTGTCTTCCATTACGAACGCTCCCGGAATAGTTTTAGGATCTGATCTTCGGTCAGAGCGATGGGCTTACGGTTCACCGGAACCGGGTTGATGATAATGCGTCCATGCTCGTCTCTGGCGTTCATGCACTTTGAAAAGTCCACTTGCATTGTCTCCTGAAAAATGGGGACCGCCCGAAGACGGCCCCCCAGTTTACTACCTGGTCACGTCAACCGCCAGCCCGTAAGTGCCAGCCGTCACTGTGCCGTTGATCGCCGTAACGTTGCCGCTATCGGTCGAATTCCAGTCAGTTGCGCCCAAAACGCCAGTGTTTCCGCCCGTCAGCAACACAGTTCCGCCCGCATCCGATGCCACGATGAAGGCCTGCGTCAGGTTGGTGGAACTGGAATCGATCGGGTTGACAAACCGGCAGTTTGAGAATTCCAACCAGCGGTCCAGACTTGAAGTCGGGCACCGCAGAAAGTTGTTATTCGTCGCGTGGTTGGTGTACGTCACGATCTGGCAATCGCTGAACAGGTTGCGGGTCGCCGCCGATGCGCACTTGATCTGGGAATTCGCCTGAGCGCCGAGCGTAACCGTGTCCAGCCCGATGTAGCAATTCTCAAAAACGTTTTCCGCCGCGCCGTTCAGATACAGCGAATATGCTCCGCTGATGTCGTTCGCGCTGTTCCCCATGCCGGAAATCTGGCAGTTGACAATGCGGTTGCGTTGGCCGGTGACCTGCATACAACCAGTCGGAAGCGCGGATGCAACACCAGCGAAAAAGCTGATGCCACTGATGAGGCACCCGTTAGCTGACAGCGTGAAAAGGTTTGAGGCCGTCGCATAGGCCGAATCGAACGCCACACGCGAACGCTGGCCAAGAAACGGCGAATCGTTGACGCCGACCAAATGCACCAGGTCCTTGTTCCAGTTCAGCGTGGCCGTCTGGTAATCCGTCGTGTTTGCGGCAGTATTCGACTGCGCCAGCAGGTAGATAACATCGTTCTGGCCAGCCGTCGCCTGTGAAAGCGCGAAAGCCAAAGTCTTGAACGGCGCGGCGACGGTACCGGGGTTCCTGTCGCTCCCGCTGTACGGTGCGACAAAGTAGATGTTCCCCTGAGACGGGAAGATCGACGCCGCAATCGTGTTGATGGTGGCCAGCGTGGAATTCTGAAGACTTCCGCCGTTGGTTTGGGTGAGTAATGGCATGGTTTACTTCTTTCTCCGGGTAGTGAGTCCCGGCGCTCGTGTACCCTGTTCGGGCTGAATGTCGTCTGATGGCTTTAATGTCGCCGGAACTTCAGGGAAGGCCGTAATACAGGCCTCAATCCGCCCTTCGCCGTTGCAGGTCTTGCAATCGTCGCCACCGCCGCCGCACGCCTTGCATGTGATCTTCATTGAACAACCTCGCTTTTGCAAACCTTGCATCTGGCCCCAATCACAGGTCTGGCCCCAAGATTACCACGCTGGCACTTACCGCACTTCCATGCGTTTTTCGTCTTGCGACACGCCACCGTAGCACCATGGAAAGTCACCCGAACAGACCGCACTGCCCATCTCGCCCGCGCAACGCAATAACGGTTGGCGTCATCGCTACTTCTTGCCCTTTTTCCGCATCAGGTCCGCCACTGTCACCCTCTGGCCGGGCCGAACGCCGTACTGGCTGGCGCATTCCGCTGCTGTCTTTTTCGCGTCCATGCAAATACAGTATCACACTTTCAAATACCACAACCACCAACTTTCTCTATCCGAACGGAGAATAACTCCCGCTCCGGCGCGGCGGTGGCTGAATCGGCATCCTCGACCCCGGCGGAATCGGCTTCGGGCCTTCCTTCGGCATACGGTAACCCATCGCAAACGATCGCAGTGCGTCGGCCCCGTGCGAGTTATCGTCATGCAAGGGCTCACGCGACAAACTCCGGTCACCAGTCCGTGGATCAATAACCGAAGTCTGCCCATATCGGTAGTACCGCAACCGATTCAGCCCGTCCGCGCACTTGTCGATGTCAAACCAGCACGTTCCGAGCATTTCCCGCACCCGGTCTATCCCTACATCGCGCGACATTCGCGGCAGGACTCTTACATTGCGCCCCCTCTGACGCATGGTAGTCTCAAGCGCATTAGCCAATACTTTGCTGGCCGCATCCCAAGGGAAGTAATCCTCACCGTACTTGTAGCCCTTCGACTCGCAGACATTCAGATAGTGATCTAGATCCTCGTGCCGATTCTCGTAGTAGTCGATTACTCGGTGCTGTCCCTGCATGGACTGGATGAACCACACCGCCATGATGTCCGAATCGCCCAAGTCCCAGCCGCAGCGCACTACAACGCCGTCATGATACGGAACCTGCCCAATTCGCCCCTGTTCCTCAGCAAGCCGGATTTCCTTGGCATACACCGCGCCCTCAATCTGTCGTTTCGGTTGCCCCAGCCAAACGTGCTGGTATTCGTCCGGGTCCTGAATTCTCATCTGTTCCCGCTCTGGTTGCAGAACCTTCGACGCCCATGGATTGTCCGAGAAGTTCATGATAATCTCGATCATTCCCGGAGGCGGATGGACTACGAACTTCTGCCAGGTGGGATCGGTTTCAAGCTCCGGGTTCCACGTTAGCCATATTTCCGACCCGTCACGGCGAACTGTCGGAGGAACTTTGCGCCACGATTCCGCGCTGACCGTCTGCGCTTCCTCGATCCAGACGATAGTGGCGCCTTCCAGCGACTTCAGCGCGTCCGGGTTCTTCAGACCACGAAAGACAATCTCAGTGCCGGTAAACCGATGGCGCAGCACCGCTTTCTCCACATCCCACTGGTCTTGCATGCCGAGCGCTTCGATTTGATCCACCAGGAGTCTATGTACTGAGTCCTTGATCGACTCCATGGTTTCGCGCGCGCAAACGATGAATTCGCGCTTGCTTGCCCCGCGCTCTAAGAGTGCCCGCGCAACGCCCCATGACTTCCCGCCGTCACGGCCGCCGCGTATCGACTTCCACCGCGACGGCGTGAACAGTGGGCGGAGCTTTGATGGGAAATCGACAGTCATTCTGTGCCTGTAAACCTCGCAACCCAATTTGCCCCTCTACTGCCGATTTCGGTCATGCTGTAGCCGTAACATTGCAGAAACTCGCGGCACCTGCCGCCGTTGGAAACGCAGCGTTAAGCATGGGACAACCCCGCGATTCTGTCCTCAAGCTCTGCGGTCTTTGCCGATGCTTCCTGATATTCGATCCACATAGCCGTGGGAATTACGCGCAAACGGTGCTGTTGGCCGCCACTAACTACCGACTTACCGCGTGCCTCGCGGAAAGTGGTATACGGCCCGGAATCCCAATCTAGTTCGATCAGAACGGTCTCTGAAGGCTTGCTATTCTCTTCTTGTGCCATGTTTCGGGCCTCCTATGCCCACTTGGCGGCGGGGCATCGTTCTATGCGGTGCCTCGCCAACACTCATCTTACACCGTTTCCGCCGGGTCCACAAATCTGATAGTGTGCTCGGACTTGATTGGGCCCCCAGCCGGGCCGCTCAACGTGGTGGCTTGCGCTGGCTTTGCCTTTGTGTACTCCAGGATGGCGCGCGCCGTGCTGGTGACAGCCGTAGCGTGCCGAGTCGGGGCCAGCATTTGAGACCTCAGCACCCGGATAGCCTCTTGTGCTAGCTGCTCGTCGGTCAGATCTTCCAGCGGCAGGATGGGTTCCTCAATTGCCGGTTTCGGCGGGTGCGGGTTCTGCCGCCCGTTACGCCGAAACGCGGGAGAGCTGCCAACGCGGCCCATTACCGCAACTCCGTTCGTATCGTCTGCGGGCCAGCTGCTCGGTCGATATCGAGCGATGCCATCCACATCGACGCGGCCACCAGGAAGCCAATCACGATCCAATCAACCACGCGCGCGCTCTTGCTCATGACGCTATCTTACACCAGAATCGGAAACCTGTGATAACATCACATCGTGGTTCAAGTTTGCAGAGTTTGCGACAGGACCGGCGGCATATGCTCCGATTCCTGCCCGCACGCTGGCGAGTTTGAGCACCAGCAGGCGACTGCTGGCAGCAGCAAGGACGTAGCGTCGGATATCGTTGAGTTTACGGACATTCCGCGAGTACTGGACCCCACCAGCGCGGTAGATCGGGCGATTTTCCGGGCGGTATGTGGCATTAGTTGAGCGGACGATCCCGCGCAGCCGGACCCATACCGTGAAACGTGCTGGAGTGCTGACAGGGCCGCGCGACTCTCGTTAGCCGCGTAAACCGCTCCAGCGATTCCGCCCGCCGAATCAGGCGCGCCACCCGGCAAGGGTACCACTGCGTCTGTTCTACCCCGCTACAGCCCGCAAACGCTACGCTCTCAGTATTCGCACGCTGCTGAAGCTTCGCCCTACTTCCCGCGAGTTTGTGGGATTGTTTGCGAGGAGGGGCGCATGATCTACCTCCTACTCGCCATTTGCGCCGGGTTCCTGCTGTCGCTCTGCTGGGCGCTTGCTGTCGCGCTGCAGGATGACTTCGGCCCGGCGGTTGAGCCGGCAGTGATCCCCACGGCGGAGCGATTTGCAGAGCTTCAGGACGTGATTCTGTGCTATACGCCAAAGGAGGACGCCATGAGAGACTAACTTCCCGCCCGTGCCGGAGCGCGGGCCGCAATCATAAACCCGAAGCGCCCGCTAACCATGCGGGCGCTTTTTCATCTCCTGCCATTCCGCCCATACTTCGGCAAGCGCTGCCGCGCGGGCATCCGCTTCGCTCATGCCGCCGTCAAAGTGCCGGATCGCCCAGCGTTCCTCATAGCGGTAGAGCCATTCTGCGGGCCAGTCAGGACTCATCGGCCGCCTCCCTGAACTGCTGATATTGCGCTAAAAACACCATATTTATTGCCCCGGTCGGTCCGTTCCGCTGCTTCGCCACTATCCATTTCGCGTATCCCCGCAGATCATCCCGCCCCCGATTTCTGACGTAGCACTCAGGCCGATGCGTGAACATAATCACGTCAGCATCCTGTTCGAGCGCCGATGTTTCCGCCAGGTCCGATAGCGCCGGTTCCCGGTTTTCATCCTCCGGCTTTCGCCCCAGCTGGCAGAGGACCACGAACGGAACCTGAAATTCCTTCGCCATCCGCTTCATGTCGTGGCTGGCCTGGACGAAGGAGTGCCGCTCGTCCTGCCCGGAATGCGCTTTCTGCAACAGGTGGAAGTGGTCAACGATCACGGCCCCAAGCGGCGGATGGCCACCGGTTTTCAGCTTTGCAATGAGGCGTTTCAGCGCCTGGCGCATTCGGACCGTG